TACCTCTCCAATTCCTACGATAGGTCTGACCGGATCGTTTATACATTCTATAAAATGACTGGAAGACAGGCATACCTCCAGCCAACGCCAACCCACCTGTACCAACGGCGTCCAGCCACTGTCTAAAGAACGCATCACTAACTTGATTAGGATGTTTTAAAAGCACAGCATCTTTAGCAATGGCGGTCCAAGGATTGCGACACATCACCCACATTGAGCCGTCATAAATTGGTCGTGTTTGACAGAACTCAATACTTTCAAAATCATAAGAGGGCTTTTCTACAACCATGTTGAAGCCCATTTCACGGAACCAGCTGTTCAATTTAGATTGGAATTTACTCAAATCGGCTTTCTCCATGAACACTACGCAGTCATCTCCATTGTTCGCTAATTGCATATTGATGCCCATATCAAGTGCATAACCTTTTATCATCATGCACATCAATATACAATTGCCCAAGGAAGTGTTCATGTCTCCACTCATACGCGTGCCGTCAATCTTGTACTCCAAGGAACCATCTTGAGTATAACCGGTACAATGATTGACTAACTGGTAGCTGAGTAGATGCTCGAGTTTCTTTTTGTGAATTGAACGAGGGAAGCACATAGGATAGATACTATGTTCAAACTGTAGTGCTTCTTTGGACACATGCTGGTCGAAGCGTGAGGCGTCTAGTCCAACTGCCACCGGATGGTTAAATTGGTCCCATTTCTCGCGGAGTAAGCGAGCGGTGTCAATGACAGTGACTCCTTTCATTACCGTCTTATGATTGAATAGTTTCCCGAGAGCGTCAAAGATGGGCTCCTCCACCTTACGCAAATAACGTGCTAAACGAAGATTAAACTCGGGTGTCCTAGGTGATATGACCCGTGGTACAGGGTCTATTTTCGACGTGCGATCGGTCTTTTCATACTTTACGAATACACTAACTTCGGCCTCCTTGGAAATAGACGTGTGTGTTGACACGATCTTTTCCCAAGCCCTCTGGTACCTGGCCTTCTTGCAGCCCCGGAACGTCTCCACGGTGTCGTGGAAGCTCAACGGAGCGGTCGAAGGAAGGTGAGGTACCAATAGGTCTCGAATGCGGCCCAGCCGCGCTTCGAACAAACCTTGTTTAGGTTTTGGGGGCGGAACAAACTTGCCCTCCTCTTTTACCAGGAAGACACGCTCAGCAACCGCTCTCCGTAAAGTAGATATGTTCTCATTAAAGGGCGCAATTTGGATGTTTGGGGAGATCCCGCCAACGCGCAAACATTGACGGTTTCTAGGCAGTCCCTGTCGTCTCTTGACGACCAGCTGGTCAGGAGGCAGTGATTTCCAGGCTTCACTCGCTTTTGGCTCCTGACCATTTGTCACAACAGGGCACCCCTAGGCGGATGCGCCGAAGCGCATCAACAATCGATCTTGCATCGACTTGTCCTCGAAAAGTACTTTAAATCTGGCAAAGTCCGCGCTAACTATGAAGGCCATGAACGTTGCTCTCTCCAGAGCCAATGCCTTATCAGAGTTCCTTAAGTCTGGGAATTCTTCGTTGACGACTCCTGACAACCAACGGTGGACCATGATGCGATTAGCTTCAGTATAATGCATGGTTCCGAACTTGACTTTTACCTTGGTTGCCAAAGCTGCTGCAAACATAGACCTGCAGCCCTTCGTAATTCTTTGCCGGCCAACCCTCTTGACCTCGTGAGTAACCTCCACTCCGTGCTCATAAACAGACTTGCAATGAACTTCAGTGTTGTATTCGGTGTAGTCAACAGGGAAATCATGAGCAGATTCCATAGTCTCTGTCACGATCTCCTTGAGGAGTTCCACACGTCTACTGTCTTCAACTTTGACATTGAAGGCACGCTGAAACCACTTTTGGCAGAACAGTGTTATGGTAACGAAAGGGTTCTCTTCGATGATGTCCAGTTCCTTCTCGGCGTCCAAAACTAGCAGAGACTCGAGTCGCTGTTGTGCAGTAGCGACATCGAAAGTAACATTGTGTACGATGGGGGATGTAGTGTTGACATAAAATGCCTCGTCCATCATAAGCTCAGCTTCCAACGGTATTCTCTGGGTACCGGTAATCTCAATAGATTGCGCCATTGTGAG